GAATTATATAAACTCATTAGTCCTCATAAATTCTACATTCAAGTGCATCAGGATTATCATTACAATATAGTTCCAATGCAGTTGGGTCATAATGTTTTGTTGGATTTGTTTGAGACCATCTTTCAAGTGCAGACAATTCATCTTCAATATGACGTTTTGCCTGTGGAGATGTTAATGGGTCATCCAATATTTTTTTATCATATTCAATATGCTTTTCTAAACTTTCCATAATAGGTAAAGTATTATTTACTATTTAACAGATTTAAAATGGATTATAAATTGGATTTCCTTTTTACCTGTAGAATCCCTGACTGCAGTAATTTTAGTAAAGCATCCTGTCGTCAAATTATAATAATGACAAAGATCTGCAATTATATAATAACCACCAAGATAATTATCCAGTTGTTGAGTTTGTTTATTTGACAGTTCTGGAGGATCAATCCAAATCAAATCTCCTGCGTGCAAACTTAAATCTCCATAAATGGTAATCGTTGTTTTTGATGAGAAAAGTTGATTGTATCTCATTGAAGATTGATTTAAAATATTCTTTGGATCAAAATTTTGATCTGTTGACTTTTCAATTTGTTTTTTAGTATTTCCTGAAGGTAGTGTACCCCTATCAATTAAGTAATACTTTGTTTTTGAGAAATCTTTATTTTGTCCTTCAACATTAAACTTTGGATTTATTTTTGGTAAATTTTTACCTGCCTTTTGAAGATTTTCACCTGAAGCCTTATTTTCTGCAGAAGATTGTGAATTTGGATTTATGACTTCATAATAACAATTGAATGGATCAAACAGTATTGTTCTTGTAGAATAAGTTCCTGCTTCCAACTTTCTAACAACATCTCCACTTGGATTTGGGGGATCAAGTTCAATAATTTTTGCATCATAATCAACTGGAAGATCCACCGTTTGATTATATACAAATTTCTTTACATCTTTTTTATTACCACCAGTTCCAGTTTCAGAGAGCATTCCATCTATAGATTTAAACTTAAATCCTTCTGAAGTTTCAAAAAAGAAAAATCCTGCAGTATTTCCTTTTGCACCTTGTATATTTGGAATTGATCTACCAGATAACCAATGAAGAATATAAAATGGATGCCAATTATTTGATATAATATTATAGTTATTATGCGTTGTTTCAATATCCAAGTTTTTATCCGTTTGCAGAAATTCCTTACAAATCTTTTCAACAGTATCAGAAATTTTTCCATCATATCGTTTATTAACAACTTTCTTATAATTACGAATACCTTCCTCAGATATTAAATCAAGAGTTGCTAATGATCTAACAGTATCTTTGGACAATGGGTTGATTGATCTTACCTGCATTTTTAATTTCAAAGTTATATCGTGATTCATATCTTTAAAACTAATATCAACATCCTCCCCACCTTCTAAAGGCATCCCATCAATAACAGTGCTTGTGACTCCATCAGATACTGGATATTTTCCAATATCACTATATGTTACACTACATTTGATGGTTTCATTTAAAATGCTTTCATAATAATAAAAATCAGTAATAGTTGTTCCATTCGCACCCAAATCAATTGGAGAAGTTCCTCTTCCCATTGAAGGGTTGATGATAAATTTATTAATAGAATAATTTCTTGTACTTTCTTGCATTTACATGAAACTCCTATTCTATTATTTACCCTTTGTAACTGGATGCCATATAATCTTCAATCTCATCAAATAAAGATATCATCATTGAAGATTGTTGAGAAGAAGAAACTGGAATTGGAACAGGAACTATTTTTTCATCCACGAATGCACGAATTGTTGCGCCTTGCTCATAAGAAGCATAACTTCTTAAAACATTTAATGCTCCCTGATAATCTGCTTTGTTTAGTGCATCCAAAAATCCTGGATAATTTTCTTCCAGTGCCTTTGTTGAATTTACATCAAGAACAAATTCGCCGTGGGTTAGCATTGCTCTAATTTGATCAATACCCATCTTTCCTTTGACTTTTCCACCTTTGAACATTTTCATTGATTTAAATTCAGATCAGTGCTGATCTAACTCTTGAAGACATTTGGATTTCTTGTCCTACAGGAACTATGAGATCCAGGTATATCAAATGTCCAATCCTCTATGATGCAAAGATCCAGGTCCACTATGAGGTCCAGTAACACCAGCACCATATCCCATAAATTCAGTAATTTTAAATCCTTTTGAATTAAAAAATCTATAGGCTTTTTCTGCAGTTGCACGATCTCTAAATGATAAATGATCGTGATAGTTATTACCACCGTGAGAAGAATCATAATTTGGACATGGATGGATCAGCACGTAATATAACCATCTATGTCCTTGACCCACCTCACAACAGATGGTTTATAACTTCCATATTTTGCAAGAAGATCATTTGCAAAGGTCATTCTATTTTTCAAATCCCTGCATTCCCGGTATTTTCACCTGATCTTTCAAATCTTTCTAACCATATTGCAGAATCTTGCCTTGCTGATGATGCTTTTTTGATTTCTCTCCAATCCCCTCTTTGTTCTGCTTCCCATTTTAATCCAACAAGTTGTCCCTCTAATGTATTTGGATCTTTCCCAACAGACACTAATATATGCAGATAACTCTAGGCCAGTCTCATTCTGTTTATCCCACTGAGCAATCCCATGATGACTTCCGTTATCTGCGCCAGGATTAAATCCACTTTCTTGCTGTAAATTACCGCGCAATGCCTGCTGCTTGTGCTCCAGTTAATCCTTGAGATATTAAATAGTGCATTGTTCTTCTGCATCCGTAGAACCACTAAAATCTCTCCGGACCCTCAACTCCAGGTTGACCAAGATCAGATGACGAAACTTTTTGTTTTTCTTCAATTGCTTTTAATCCAGTTTGCTTCATCAAATCATTAATGATATCATCAACTTTAGGTGCTACACTGTCTTGAACTGCTTTTGCTATTACAGTTCTCATCTCATTACTATCACTAAACATTCCAACATCAACTTGCCCACCACCAGCAAAACCACCACCAGTTCTTTGAATACCACCACCAAGAGTATTTTGCATCCAAGCAGTTAATCCATCTGCTGCACTTTGATAATCAGCAGTCAGTTGGTCTTTCTCCAAGTTGTGCTTTCATCAAAATACCAACTAATTCCACCTAAACCTAGTATTGCAGATACAGCAGTTTTATAAGAACTCTTCATATAACCAAGTGGGTTCACAGTTGTTGATTTATTTTTTTGTTCTGTTTCTGGAAATACTTTTTCAATTTTATCTTTACCACCAACAGATTGTCCGGGTTTAACCTCCGTTGGTTTTATCGCAATCGTTCTCTTTGCTTGTGATTTTTTTATTGTTCTTTTAACTGGACCAGTATATTTTCCACCTCTTGTGATTGGACCACCTTGAGCACGTCCTTGAACCAATGGTTGATTTGGTTGCTTATTACCGAAGAACATATCATATAATGCCCCACCAATTGCATCACCACCTATACTTCCAAGAATGCCACCAACAATTCCACCAAAACCAAAAGCAAGTGAACCAACAGCAGCACCAACAGAACCTAAAATGTCCAGCACCGATTGCTTTAAATGCTGCTCTTCCAAGAGGTCTTCACCTAAGGCAACAGATAAACCAAAATCAATTAATGCTCCAATAATTGGAAGTCTTTTTAAAAACGGTTTCACTGTTTTTAAAATTAATGTCTTACCACTTCTACCCAAAATTCTGGTTGTTAATCGACAGATACTTCTCGATTCCCCTATCAAATAGTTTACTTCCTTTAATTTCACTAATACCTAATGCTCTTTGAGAAGTTATTTTTCCTGTTGAAAGATATTTTCTCAAGATTATGAGAGCTTGTTTCAGCAGTTTTACCATTTGCTATTTCATTATCATATATTCTTGCAGCTGTTTCTCCATGATTTTTCCTAATTAATGCTCTTTTTCTATCATACTCTTTATAAAGTTCCTTTCCACTCTTTAAAGGACCACCCTTTTTCTACTATCAGGGCCACCATCCAATTCACTAAAAGCAATTGCAGCAACAATAGATGCCATAATCACTTTATCCATTGCCCCAATAAACCCATCAAATGCTTTGGTAAAGTTTTCTCCACCAAGATTTCCTAAAAATTTTCTAGTTTTATCGTGAACTTCATATGCTTTATCAACAAAAGAAACTAAACCATTTAAGATTTTACCAGACACATCAATTACAACATCTTGTACTTTTATAATTGTGTCAACAACTCCAGCAAGTTTGGGAAGATATGGTAACAAACGAAGAGAGATATATCCAAGAAAAATACTAAACAAAAACTTTTTAATTCTTTCAAGAAATCCTATACGAGGTAATGAAGGCAATTTTACTTTATCTCCTCTATCCTCTTTTGGTTGCTCAAGTTTTTCTTCTTTTTCTGCAAACCTTTTTTTCTCACTTTCCTTCTTCTTTCTTTCTTCCTCCTTTGCTTTTAATAGAGTATTTGTTTTAATTAAATTACTAATTTGAATAACTTGTTTTTTAACAATTCCCAATTCTAACTGATGACTATCATCTCGAATTGATTTTGCACTAATTTTTTTAACAGTAGATAATACAGGACTTCCTTTTAAAAGTTTTGCTGAACTAATTTTTGCAGGAGGAAGTGCTTTTGGTTCCATATTTTATATTATGCTACTCCGTGAATTGCAAGTATTCTTTTCTTTCATTATTACTATGAACTGAATTAAATGATGGAGCTCTTGGAACTCCTGGAGAAGATGGTATTGATGGCATTGTCATACTTGTTTTACTTATTGGAGAAACAAGCACTGGAGGAGCAGATGGAGGAGTAATATTTTTTGTTCTTAATGGCATTTTTGATGCTAATTGCATCGGTTGTTGTGCTGATGATTGTGCAGGAGGTTGCACTGAAGGTTGTATCATTCCACCTCGAACATATCTTGGAATTTGCAGACACATTCAAAGACATTTGATTGATGAGCTTTTTGGATAAAATACCATTCCACCTTTAGCATATCTTGGTTCACTTAAGTTTTGAAGAAGACCTTGCTGTCTTAATTGTTTCATTTGCTCTCCACGAGTGCTCATTCCATATTTTTCTCCAATCATTGATTTTGCGATTCTCCCTAGGTCATTGTTTTATGCATTACGACCCAATAATTTGTTTATTTGACTTTGCTGTTGCTCACTTCTATTACTTAACCTACCAGCAAGTCCTTCAGATCTTTGCTGTAAGGAAGGTAGTTGAAGTAGATTGAGATTGTAAGAGGAGAGGGTTGTTCACGGATTTGGTTTTAGGAACACTTATCGTGTCTATTTGATAAAGGACCAACACCAAATGTAACATAGAGTGCTTGGTGCATTTGGGTCTTTATTAGTATCTTTCTACATCTGACTGTGAATATGTTTGTGTTAAAGGCAATCTTACTTCTCCAACATTAATTCCAAGAAGTTTGTTTTGATACATTAAGTTCATCCCTTGATGGCGCCATTACGGTTCCAGTTCCAGGCAAAAACTTACCTAATGTACCAATCAATCCTCCCCCAGCAGCATAAGTTTTTCCAGCAATCATCTTTGGTCTATTGGTTCCACCTCCAGCAGCATTCATTGACTCTAAAGTATTCACACCATATTTTTCTACTGCACCACGAGACATTACAAATTCACCATCACTTAACATCGCAGGGATTTTATCCACTCCCTTTTGACCACTTACATATCCAGGACTAGATCCTCCCCAAACATTCCAAATAGTTTTCTAAAATTTGCAAATCCTCCACCTTTGTATGTGGGTATTTTTGGTTCTTTCTCTTCACTACCAACAAATTTTTCAATACCACCACTTAAAGCCATCGTGGTTCCAACAGTAGCACCAACTTGCAATCCTGCCTGCACCAATTTACCACCACGACCACCAAGAAATCTTGCTGCTCCCTTTGCACCAACCATTCCCGCAATCACTTGGAGCAATTTTCTTGTTCCTAAAAACACCAAGTTAGTGAGACTACCAACAAATTTACCAAGACCTGTTCCAAATCTTAAGTAGAGTGCTAGAAGTTTTGGCCAATGATCACCAAAAAATCTAAACAGAGAATCTATCTTTTTCTTATTTGCTGGGTCTGCAAACCAATCTAAAAGTTTGAAGAATACTTTCCCCCAAAAAATTGCCATAAAGAAATCAATAATTCGTCTTAACATTGATTTCACAGGAGCAACAACCTTTTCTGCTGTTTTAATTGCAAGAGCAAATCCTTTTTCTAGTTTAGATTCAGCAAATGCTCTCTTTGTGTTTTCACTTTCTCTTCTTGCTCTTTCGTTAGAATCTTTTTGAGTTTTATTTTGCTGAGTTAAACTTTTGATAATTTCAGCAAGCAAATCTATAATTTCTTGTATATCATTTTTTCCAGCATTTTATCTATTGCTGGAGGAAGTGCTAATGGTTTTACACCACGAAGAAGTTTTTGTTTACCCAAATTAATTCCAACTGCAGTTCCTTTTTTAAAACTTTCTGCAGTAATCTTTTTTGCTTTAAATCTTTTTTCGGGTTGTTTTGATTTAACCCTTTTATATTCATTAGTAATTAACTCTGTTTCTGCAGTCGTATATTTATTTTTAGACATTCTAGAAGCTATCATAACTTCTTTTAAATGTCCAATGTACTCTCTATATGTTAGTTCATCTTCTGGTTTAATATTAAGTAACTCTAATATTCTTTCATCTACCTTTTCACTAGATAAGGCACGACCATTTTTTGTTTTTGTTACCGGTAACAATTTTAGAAAAATTAGGTGCCATTTACTTGTTGTTGTTTTGTTTTCTCTTCTTCTAAATGTTGGACCAACAATTCAACATAGATATCCCTCTCCCAAGGCATCATATTTTCAATCTCCGTTAATGAGTATTTATGGTACTGCATTAAAGCAAAATTAAGACGAAAATAACTTTCAAGGTTCATATGAACCAGTGCTATGCGAAAAAAGATGCTAACCCTTCTAAAACAACTTCACTTTCAACTTGGGTTTTAGGATTTACAACTTTTATCGTATGTTATAAGTTTAGGCATAGTTTCAAAGAATTTTTCAATTTCTTTGAACTGAGATGAGTTCATAGATTCTAAAAATTCATTAAGTTCTTTTTTAGTAACATCTGCGGTAGACCACACCTCATCTTCAGTGTAAATCTTATCAATACAAGAAGAAATCAACTCAAAAGATTGATCCATTGCATTTGTATCCGAGAAGTCAAAATTAGTTTTGATAAATTGTTCAAGTGATGGATATCTCATTTCCATCATAATATTTTTATCTACTTTAATTTTGTTACTATGTTCCTCAATCTTTTGAACTTTGATATCATCCAGATTCAGTGTGACTTTTGTTGTTGTTTGTTCATCATCAGGGCAAATAATATTAACGTCTATTTCTTCTCCAACAGATTTACCACGAATATTCAAGAACAAATATTCAATATCAAAAGTAGGAAGAGTTTCTACTTTAATATTTTTAGTAAGAATACAATTTTTGATTACTGTTTTAATTGCTGTTGTAATCTGTTTTGTATCTTCACTTTCTAAAGCAATAACCAATACTTTTTCTTCTTTAACTAAAAAAGGTCTATATTGAATTGTTTCTCCAGTTGATGGTAATTCCAACTCATATGTTGGTGTAGCAGATCTTTGGTAAAGGCATAATGTCCTATAAAAGTTTCAGTGTGATTATTTAGTTGTAATCTTAATAATCATTAAATTCGGGTGTAATGTTTATAGAATTTCCAGATGCAAATGCTGCAGCATAGTTAACTCCACCAGTAGTATTATATTTTGCATAATCTATTCCAAGATTTAGATTGGGATTATAAGCAGATGCATTAATTGCTGCAGCTTGCTTCGGAGTTATGCTATCAAATAAATTTTCTTTTGGTTCATCATTAAACTCTCCCGTAGTCAAATATCTGCTATAGGTAAAAGAAACAGTACACTTTAATAAAGAAGAAGAGTCGTAAGATACTGGCATTGATTGAATACTAATAGGATATGCTTGCAAAAATCTATAACGAATATATCTTCCACTATAATCTCTTTCAAATTTATTCAAATAAACTTCTGTTCGATATCCACTTCCAGATTGATTAGATCTGGCAGATCTTCCAGTTCCATTTGGATATCTTACTTTATAAGAATAGTTAGACAATTCTATGGCATTATTCTTTACTCCACGTTCATCAGTAAATTGTTCATTTACAATATACCCTATCCAATTCTCAAAAAATTTAATTATATTATAATCGTGATCAACATAAAAAGTAAAATCAATTCTATCATCATAAATTCTGCGATATGCATGTCTTTCAGTGACACCAGTAAAATCATTATTGATTTCTAAAGTGGCTAAAGATGATCCAGGCAAAGAAGTTTCACAGCAAAGCAAAGAATAAATTTCTGCATAATTATTATCATAAGCAACTCCAACACCTGCTTTTTGTCTTTCCTTCAACCAATTTTGAACATCAACAGGAGGATTAAACCAACATTGAAAATGAGAAGTTAATGCTGGTTGCAATATTTTTGATTTTATATCAAATACGTTCTTTTTTGATGGAGACGGAGATGCCATCTATAAATACTTTTTGACTGTTATATATTATGTATTCAGGATAATGGCAGAAAGTATCAAGAGCAAATACAAACCATCTTATCCACAAAAATACAAAGGTGATCCAAATAATATCATCTGTAGAAGTAGTTGGGAAAGACATTTTTGCAGATATTGTGACTTAAATGAAAGTATTGTTTCTTGGGGTAGTGAAGAATTTTTTATCCCCTATTACAATCCAGCAAAAGAACGAGTATGTAGATACTTTCCTGATTTTATTATTAAGGTAAAAGAACAATCAGGACAAATTAAAACATACGTAGTTGAAGTCAAACCAGCAAAGCAAACTATTCCACCACAGAAAAAAAGTAGAGTGACAAAATCTTACATTCACGAATGCACAACCTATGCAGTCAATCAAGCAAAGTGGAAAGCAGCAAAGGAATGGTGTGCAGATAGAATGCTTGAGTTTATTGTGATCACAGAAAAAGAATTAGGTATCAAATAATGGCAGAAGGTTTTGGTCAATATATTCAAACCGGATCAACAGCAAAAGTTAGAGAACTTAAACGACAAATTAGTAAAGGTAATATTAAAGATCCCGAAGAAATTATGATATTGATTATGGAGATCTTTATAGAAAAAACTTGGACACCTGAAGTTGGAAAGTATTATACATTTGTCTATAATGCAAAAACACCAGGAATAGAATATGATCAACATCCATTAATTGCCTGTACCGAAATTCAAAGATGGGGATTTAGAGGTATTAATTTTCACTGGAGAAAGTATAGAAATTACACCTGGGAAGAAGTAGCAGGACAACTTCACGTTGTTAAGTACGAAGAACTTGATGAATTGATTGCTTTACAGTATGGAAAATTCCGTCTAAATAAATAAAAACTCCTTATCAATGTCTCACACTCTACAAAAAATTGAGATGAGCAATCTTCTTGTAAATGAGGAGAGAGTTTGATGCCGGCAAGTCAACAATGGAAATCTGATGGAGCAAAAACAAGTACAAGCACTCCATTTGAAGTAGAACTTAATACTAAAAAAACTACATATACATTAAAAACTGAAGCGAATATTAAAAATGGAGAATTGAGTGCATCAAAATTAACTTTACAAGACACAGTTTCTGGAGGAACTGGAACAACACCAAGAGCATTGGCAACATCAACTGATGGTGGAAAAACTTGGATTCCAGAAAAAGATTCTGAAGAAAAGTCAATAATAAATTCAGGATCAACTTGCTGCTCTATATCCTGGTGGTAAATTGTATACGGCAAGCAAAAAACGCAGCAAAAATAGACGCAAAATTAAACAGGAGACTCCAGACAAACAAGTTAACCAATTAGACAATGGAAATGTAGCATCAACATCAAATGGGAAAGATTCTCAAGGTGCATTAGATGAAACACAACTTAATTTTATCAATAAGGATTTAAATACAATAAAGTCAAGAGACAATTACGGATTAGAAACTCCGATTGTCTATCCAATTGGGTTAAAATCGGAATACCAAGATTGTATTAAATTTTCAATTATAAAGTATCAACAATCAGGTCTCAAAGGATTTGGACAGGGAAATAGAGATCTGCGTAGAGTAATTATAGAAGATAAAAAACCAGGTATTAAAGATAGACGAAGAATAGGAACTATAGTATTACCAATTCCTGGAGGAATATCTGATAGTAATCGAGTAAGTTGGTCAGATTTAAAATTATCTGATTTAGATCAAGCATTGGGGAAATTATTTACTACAGGAATAACCGGAGGAGATATTGGTGCCGAATTTA